CCCACCCGATTGTTCGCCGAATCCACCTTCAGCGTCGAGGTATCCACCGTCAGATCGCCGGTGATGGTGGCGGAGGCGAGGGTGGCGGTGCCGCCTGCGCCTAGGATCTGGTTGCTTGTGATCTTCTTCGTGGTTCCCGATGCGGCCATTGACGTATCGGAAACATCCACAATCGGCAGAACGTCTGCCGCGGGATCGACGGTGGTGATGGCCGCCAAGGCCGTGATTTTCGTGTCTGCCATATGCTAGTTTGCTTGGATGATCAGTTTGCCTGTGTCCTCCTGGAGCAGGAAGTCCCCGCTTTCCAAGAGCAAAGAATCGAAAGTGCCGAATGTGATGACGATCTTGTCAGTGCCGTCCTCCAGCAGAACAAAGAACTCGTCCTCCTGCAGCAAGTCACGCCGCAGTATGGGATAGTCCGCACCGCCGCCGCCGCCAGCGAACCGCTGGACGTCAACGCCGAGGCCTAGTCCCAGTCTCATTGATTAGACCCACTTGCGGTTGTACGCCACGATACCGCCGCTGCTAAGAGCGAGCGAGGTGAACACACCGGAGATCGAATCGCCGGCCTGTATGGTCACGCCAGAGCCCAAGCCGGTGATGTTGGACGTGCAGCCCGACAGGATCGACGTCGAGACGGCATGGATCTCCATCCAGTTGCCGCTCACCGTACCGTCGGCCGCGGTGATGTATTTGCCGCCGAACTCGCCGGCGAGCTGACGATTAGAGCCAACATTCATAAAGTGAACTTCTGACTGCTCCTCTTTGTGCCACCTTGCCAACCGACCTGCAAGCGTGTACCCCCGCACTTAACCCTAACCTCCGGGTTGTCGCGCTCGATCTCCTTCAGGAACTGCGAGTCTTTCCAGCAGTCGTAGCCGTACTTGGTGCCCCAACCATGATACAGCGTAGGGTCGATGCGCATCCGAAGACGGCCGATGCCGTCCACACTGCGCAAATCGGTCTGCGAGTCCTTGGCAATTCGCTTCTGCTGGATGCCGGCTTGCACCCAGTCCTTCTGGATGCCGCTTTCGAACTCCTTGATGACCGCACGGCGCAGATCGCCGGGAAGGTCATTCAGTGCGTTGCCGATCACTGAGGAAGCATTCTGATGCATAGACAGAGAAAAGGGGAGGCTGCTGGGTTTGTCCAGCAACCTCCCCATGTTTTGAGCAATTAGCTCGCGCCGTTGAACATACCGAAGCCCGACGGGTTCTTCACAACCAAGCCGGCAATGGCCTCGACCAACCGAGCAGGACCGCCACCAGCGTCAGGCAGAGCCTTGACCTGCGGCAGCTTGGCGTAGCGCACCTCGGCCATGTCCATGGGGATGACGTAGCCCTTGTAGGCCTGAGCCGACAGCGAGGTGCTATTTTTACCCCCCAAAAAGGTCGTGGGATGCAAAATCAGCCGGCCAAAGTCCCCCTCCATGATATCGATTGAGGATTTGAACGTATCATTTCCGAGCTCCTGATTAAAGGTGCGTACCGAAGTGGCAGCAATCGTATTGGTGTTGGCAACCTGAGTGGTGCCCGAGGCAGTCAGGTTGGTGAACGCACGCTTCAGCGTGGTGCCCAAGATACAATCGTAGTCGCGGAAGGTGCCGGTGTTGCCGTAGATGGCAGTCAGCACGTTCTGAGCGGTCGCCTCGGTGAACGAAGCGGACGCCGTGGTATCGACAGCGCCGGAGGCCGGCAGGAACGCCGAGCCAGAAGCGCAGGCGCCGATGTTGGAGCTGTTGGTGCTGGTCAGCCAGTTACCGAGCGAGCCAGTCAGGTACGGGTTCGTACCGTTGTCGGCCTGCGACGCCTGGTTGGTGCACATGAAGGTCGACTCCATGTCGCGCTTGATCTGAACGAGCTGCTTGGCAATACCGTTGGCAAGCTCATCGGTCACACCAGCGACGTCCTGAGTCTCGGCAATGAAACCGATGCGCAGATCGCGGCGGAAAGCCTGAGCGTAGTTGTTCAGGCGGGTCCGGTTGGTCACCGGGTTGGCAGCGCTCGAAACGGTCACGTCGGTGCCGTCGACAACGCCCTGCAGAACCGGGGCGCCGTAGTTATCGACGAGCCACGAGAACTGCATATTCCCGAGGTCCTTGCCCTTGGGGGCCATGGACACGAACGGGGTCGACTTGGCGTCGACGATGGCGATGTAGTCCGCCAGATCTTCACGAGCGGCGGAGGTGGAAGCGAGCGGCACAGAGCCGCCCTGGTTGGGTTGGAGCAGGGGCATGGTTAGAGCATCCTTTTCAGTACTTGAGCCAGTTCACTTTGACTCCCGGTCTTCGAAAACTTCGACTTTGCCTGCTGCAGGCCGACCGTAGCCGCATCCTTTTTCACAGGAGCAGCAGTAGGTTTGCCCGGCTGACTCGGCGCCTTCACGATGGGCTTCACCGCGGGTTTCCCCTTCGATGCCTCCAACCGTAGCTTCCGGCCAGCAATGAAATCGCCGATGAGCACCTGATACTCCGGCAGGCTTGAGAGCTGCGGCAACTGCCGCAACACCGTCTGCGCTTCCGTGTACTCGGCACTGGCACGGTCCTTCCACCAAGGATAGAGCTGCTCGGCCACCGGCTTGATCTGCTGGTAGTTCTGCAAGAATCTTGCGCGATTCGGGATGTGCAGATCCAGCGCATCTTCGACACGCCGTCTGATCTGCTTCACCTCATCCGCGCTGTACTCCTTGCCGTCTACTTCGCAGCCGTCAATGTTGTCCTCGCACCACCGCTTCAGGTTCCGGGCTTTGCTCCACTCATCGTTGAGTTTGGACGCATCCCAGACGTCAGCGAATGGGTCGTTGGACGCCACCGCAGGCACAGGCCGCTCGGCTTGAGTCTGCTCCAGCTTGCTCTTGGCGTCGTTGAGTTCACGCTCAAGCGCCTCGGCCTTCTCAAGCGCCTCTTTCTTCTGGCGCGTGAGCTTGTCGATACGCTTGCGGAAGCCCAACGACTCGTCGTTGTCTTCGGATTCCGAAAGAACTTCATCAGGCGGCTCGGCCTGACTCTCCGTTTCTTCAGCGGTCGGTTCCGCTGCCTGTTCCTCGTCCGCACTCACGGCCGTAGGCTCAGGCTCCGACTGTTCGACGCTCTGCTGCTTTTCCTCCTCCCCGCTGAATCTTGACTTCAGCAGCTTCGCCAACGCCGATTCGTCGAACTGCATCGGGTTGATTGGGGGCTGTGCCGTGTTTTGGGCAGGTTGCGCTTCCTGTGTCGTATTCGGGATGTCCATGCTGTTTTGACCCTGCAAGTCGGGTATGGTTCGCCAGGGTTGTTTAAGGCCAACCAAGAAGCCGTTGTTTGAGTGAGAGCCTAGAACTGACCAGAAGTCAATTCCCTCTCGTTTCTTAACGCACTGATTTGTGCGATGAGATCCTTGATTGCGGCTGCCCGGCCTGCGTTATAGGCACGGTCCTCCGCGGAAAGTGATGGGAGGAGGGCGTTGAGCACCTCGTCCCGCAGCGTGTCGTCGATGAGCTGGCCCAGGGCCTTGAGCACCGGGTGCTCCTCGGACACGGAGAGGGCCTCCGAGAGTTGTTCGTCGGTCAGTTTCATTGGACTCCAAGGCGGCCGGTGATGGCGTTCTGCTGCTGTTGGACGCTGAACTGCAGGTTCTCAATGTACTTCTGCAGGTTGGCCTGAAAGAGCGGGTCCTGCTGGAGCTGGGCCTGATATTTCGGATTGGATTGCAGGACCTGCTGGCTGAATTGCAGGCGCATGGGTGCGGTGGGATCGTTCTCGCGGAGCTGGGGCGGATTACCGAGCGACATGAGCGCGATCTCGTCGTTGGTCTCGTTGAACATTTTCTGCGCTGCGGGCCCCTGCTGCATGACCAGCTCGCTGGCCAGGTTGGGGTCAATGGCCCGGAGGGCGACACTGATGAGTTTGGCCCGGTCGATGACGCCGGCGGTGTCGAGGGGAAGCACGAGGGTGCTAATAGCCTTGAGCTTCTCGGTTACGAGGTCGGTCGAGAGTTCGCGGATATCGAATTTGAGCATCACGTCGAAGTCCTGCACATCCTGCGGAAGCGGGGTGGGCGATGCCGTGATGCGCTGGATCTCGGCTGGGCCGACGTACTGGAGCGTGAGGGATAGGACCTGGCGGAATGCCTCGGTCCAGCCATGCAGCCAGTTGTTGATCAGGCGCTGCTGGCGCATCTGGGTGATGACCGGCGGGACCTTCTCGGTCGGGCGACCGAAGTAGCGGTCGGTCTGGGCCTCGATGGCCGCGATCAGTTGGAAAGCCACACCGGGCTCGCGGGCGGGCGGTGCCAGGAAGCCGATCTCGCCGCGGCGAAGGACAGGGATCTGGATGGCGGGGCCGATCTTCAGGTTGCCGCCGCGGGTTTTGGGGACCTCGATGGGCGGGAGCGTGGCGAGGGACGTGTAGTCGAAGATGGAGTCGCGCTGGGCCTTGACCTCGTGCTGCCAGGTGGAACAGACCTCGGGCACGCCGCGGCTCTCGGTGATCTGGCGGTGGATGAGCTCGGAGCGCCAGATAACGAAGGGATACTGGCCGTGCGTGTAGTCCAACAGGTCGAAGTAGCCCCACTTGTCGCCGACCTGGGGGCTGAAGACGGTGTAAAATACGCCCGGGATGCCATCGGAGTCGATGGATTTTTGGTAGGCGTAGACCACTTCGATCAGGTTTTCGCGGTCGAGGATGGAGTTTTCAGCAAGGCCGACGGCTGCGTAGGTATAGGCCGAGTAATCGGAGAAGCGACCCATCGTGTTGATGGCTTCCTGCGCCCACTCTGCGTCCCAGTCCTCGGTCTCGACCTTGTTCAGGAGCTGGGCCTCGGTCATGTAGTAGCGGCGGAAGACAACCCGGGCGGACTGGATGTCGGTGGTCTCGGGCGGGAAGACCAGCTCGTCGTAGGGCGCCAGGGCAGCGACCATGGGCTTGTTGCTGACCATGGTGGGGACGGGGAAGTCGCACTCGCCCTCGGTGCGCAGGTCGCGGATAGCCTTGAGCGCCCGGCGCTTACGCAGGTTTGGGAAAGCAGCGAGCAGGAGCTCCGCGGATTGGTCGTCGGCCTCGGGGTTGGCGATGAGATTGGGCAGGTCGGCCAGGATGGAGCCCTCGGGCGACTGGGCTGCCAAGGCCATGATCTGGTCCATGGTCAGGTACTGCTCCTTCTGACCCATCTCCTGCTGCCAGGTGACATGGACGCCGGCCCAGCCGTAGGTCCAGAGGTACTGCGAGAGCAGCTCGACCTCACGGGTCAGGTCGTTGTACATCCGGGAGTTGACCGTCCAGTCCATCAGATTGTGCGCGGTGACCGCCTGGTCGAGCTGGCTGATGTTGGTGGGCGACACGCGGAGCATCGAGCGCCAGAAGGAGGTGGAACAGAGGTCGACGAGGCCGTTGATAACCTCGTCGGCCAGCGGGATGCGCGTGTCGGAGGCTCCGTCCCAGGGAAATGCCGGCTTGTTGCGGTTGGCATCGTTGTTCTTCTTGCCGTCGTCGGTCTGCCCAGGCCAGCGGCAGTAGCGCACGTTCTCGGCATTCTCGACCCGGGCGAAGACGCCGTAGTCGGTGGCCGAGCGCCGCAGCTCCTCGGTCAATGCCGGTACATTGGGCTCGTCGCCGACCCGTGCCATCACGTCGGTTGCTTGCTTGTAGGAATCTCCTTGCATAGTGCTTTGTGTTAGTATCCACCGCCGCCGCGGCTATCAAAGCCCCCGCGACCCACAAACGCAAGACCCGAGACCAACAGCATCCCCAAGCAATCGATGGGATCCTTGGTCGCACCCTTCTGCCCGTCGCGGCCGGTGTGCTCGGAGAGTGCGTAGGTAAGGTTGGTGCAGGTGTCGGTGATGTAGAGGGATGGCTCGTTGAGCGCAGTGAGAGGTTGGGTGGCGTCGTATGAGAGGAGCGAGTTGATGGCACTGGTGCGCTGGTCGACGGGCACGCCGGGTGCGGGACTGAAGGCCATGCCATCGTCGGTGGGGTCGTCGGATTCAGCCAGGAGGTCGATGAGGGTCGTGCCGCCGGCCTCGGATAATGCGGGGGAACCGCCTGCTTTCGGGTCGATCAGGCGCATCACCGGCTCGCCGTAGCCGAGTTCTGACTCAATCTGGCGGAAGAGCTTGCGGTACTCGGAGATGGAACGGCCGGCGTCTAGGGTTTGGGCGGGACCGAGCTTGCCGTCGGGCTTTTCGGAGGGCAGCGCCCACTCGCCGTAGTTGGAGAAGTCGGGGAACTCACGGACCACGATGCGTTTGCCGTCTTCGTACACTAGGAGCCACAGGCAGAACCAATTGCGGGCTCCGGCAGGGTCGCAGACCATGTACAGGGTGCCGCCCGGGGGCACCTTGGAGGCCGGGATGCAGTGGATATCGGGGCGAAAACGGGCGAAGGCCTTGCCGATGTTGTCCGAGGCCCAGCCGTAGGCCCGGGTCAGGATCTGTCCCATGGGCGAGGTGACCAGCTTGCTTTTCATCTCGTCGAAGGGGTTGTACGGGTTGTCTTCCGAGAAGAAGAACACGGTGCGCCGGTTGGTCTGGGGCTGCACCATGGTGCGGGCGGACTTACCCATGGGCCATGTGGGCAGGGCCTGCTTGCCTTTGATGAGCTCGGCGTCGTCAAAGCGGGTGATTGCGGAGCCGGCGGTGAACTCCTTGTAGACCGAGGCGACGCCTTCGAGGGGAGTCTGGGTCACGAGGAGCTTGCCGCGGCGGGTGATCAGGCGGTAGCGCAGTGTGTCCACCCAGGATTGCGGTACAAGCTCATCGCACCAGATCATGTCGGCCTCGCGGCCCTCGATGGTGTTCTCGCTCTGCGTGTAGTTCAGGAAGTCGCAGCGGCTGCCGTTGGGTAGGATGAATGATCCGTCGGTGAAGCCGTTTTTGCGGCTGTAGTTCAGGTAGTGGATGCGGCCCTTCTTGGTCGCCCGGAGTGCGACGGGCAGGTAGTTGTAGATAGCGGGTTGCTGCACGGTGACCGAGGTGGCGTGGGAGGTGTGACAGCAGAGAACCGATGCGTTCTCTTTCTCAAGGAGGGTTTGAACCACGCGGCGGGCGGCCCAGAGGGTTTTACCGGCGCGGTTGCCGCCGGAGATGAGTAGCTCCTGAGTGAGCAAATACTCGGTGTTGGCGATCTCCCAGTGGTCCGGGATGTAGCCGTAGGTGTAGGGGTCGGCCTTCTCGAGGAGCACGAGCTGGGTGCGCTTCTGCTTGAGCTCAAGTGCGCGGGGGTGCGAGGCGTCGACCTTGGGGATGACGGGGTGCTGCGGTTGCTCGTTCCACCAAGCGGTGTTGCAGGCCTCGGTGCAGAAGCGCTTCTGCTTGGGGCCGGAGTGCTGCTTGATGATCTCGAAGGGCTTGGAGCAGGTGAGGCAAAGTGGAGTCATTTATCAACATTTTTCGTTTCAAGGAACCCGTCGACTTTTACCGTCGCCGCGGATTGCCCGACCCCCTCCCCCGGGGGGTGGCCTGGGGATAGCTGGATCGGGCGGACGCCGGGGTGGTTATCAGGGCCTGATAATCTATTTTATCATACTCATTCAGTCCGCTGCGTCGGGCAGTTGCTCGTCGTTCACGGGGGTCACATTGCGCTCTTTCAGGTCCTTCATCAGGTCCCGATGGCTCACCGAAGCGGTCATGGCGAGGTGAATTGAGGTAGGTTGACCCTTAATTACAGAAAGTTTGTCGGTTAGCACAGCGACCGCTACGGGTAAGCCCCTATCATCTATCAAGTTAATAGAGGATTCAGCTAGTCGCTTGGTGCCCTTCCAGATTGCAACCTCCAAAAACCCGGTCACGTCTTTCCGCCAGTCCTCCTCGTTTTCTGGATAGTCTACCGGGACCTTAACTCCTCGGATCAGCTTAAACGTAGTGGTGGGGCCAAGTCCGGTCTCTTCCGCAATCTTATCAATCGACTTGTTCTCCAGGATACCAGCGACGACAGCGTCTGCTTTCTCTTGGGTCAGCTTGTTGTTGAAGTGTTGGCCGGGGTGGTGTGTTTTGACATACCCAAGCTCTTTGACTGCGTTGAAGACCTTCTCCTGCGTTGCCTGGGGGATCTCGGTGTTACCTGACAGCACTCGCTGCGTGTACAGGTAATTGACTCCAGCGGCCTTGGCGACGTCCTCGAGACTCGGCCTCTTCTTTGGTTTCTCACCCGGCATAAGGCGCAAAGCTAAAGGGGAACTCTCCCCAGTGGTTGAGTTGCTTCCGGGGCTTCATCGAGAGGTGCTTCACTCCGGCCAGGGTCATCCTGACTGCGGCAGCGTAATCCTCACTGAGATACTCGAGTTTGCCGGACATGGATTCCATGGCCAGTGGCATCCACAGGGTCGGGAAGCGTTCGACGCGTACATCCTCGCACCAGTCGATCCTGTACGGGTTCTGCACTCCTGACCCTTCCAGCGCATCAAGTGTCGCCAGAAGGCATTTACGGGGGATTGCGAGGCATCCCGATGCGAACATGGTGACGGGCACCAGCTCCGCTGCGCACTCCGCGTCATTCACCTGGTGTTTTAGGGCCTGCAGGTGCTCCACCTTCGGCCGCAGCGCCGGCCTGGCGGGCAGTGAGCGGCATGAGTAGGGTATGCAGACGGTTGCCTGGTGCTCATGGGCCAGCTCGGCCATACGAATGACATCGGCCGCGGTGAACTCAATGTCGTGGTCCAGTTGAATCCAGACGTCCTTGCCGCTGTCGAGGAACCACTTGGTTGCACGGCAACGGCTGCGGGATATCAGGGCATCCTCCCGGATCGTGCGCAGATCGGTCTGCCTGTCTGAACGGGCGAACGTGGCCGTCAGGTCTACCCAGGACATCATGCAGGCTGCGCTGATGCCACCGTAGGCGTACAGCGAGACATGGATGGACGGCCTGGTGCCTGCCTGGGTTACTGCTTGGACCTTGCTGGTCGGCTGCGGTGCGTAAATGAATGGATCTTCCATCTGCGGGGATTCTGCCTTTGTTGTGGTCATGGTTCAATGTCCTTCCGTTGGCTTGCGAGGTAGAGTTCGTGGCCCTTGGTGATGAGATAGACCACGCTGCCTCGGGGCACCTGGCAGGCCGTGGCAACATCGTTCAGCGACAGGCCTCGGTCACGCAGGTCGTAGGCCTTGCGTGCCATGTCCGGTGTGTGGCGCTGCTCGGTGACTTCCGGCTCATCCTGCATGACCGGGGCTGGCGTGCCGTCCTCCTTGAACGCCATGTCCTTGGGGTACGACAGCCAGCCACGCTGCACGCCTATCTTCACAAGGTGCGGTGCCTCCATCAATAGTTTGGTTGTGTTTGTTACTATCATAACAGTGATATGTCTAATGGTGTTGCGGGCAAGTGCTGCCTACCCTTGCCGCTTTTATCTCCTATAAGCTGAAATATGCGTTGTCTATGTGCCTTGCCACTGGGACCGGGGTGGATAACGCAACCAAACCTCCCGTCTGCCTGGACAACGAGGTGATTGCGCTGCTTGTCTCCCCCTACTTCGGCACAGGCTGGGCATTGCCCGACCAATTTCGAGCCAATTTTACGCAGGCCTACCACTGTCAAGCGGTGTCTAGTGTTTGGGACGGGAGGGACGGCATTTCCCAACTCCATTCCTACCCTGGAGCAGCCTATACCCCCTTTTACACTTCTAGCACCGAGTTGAGAAGTGCCGTCCCCCGTCCCAACCGCTTGACAACACTTGACAAATCCAGTGCTTTTCATGCGGTCAAGGTTACTTTCATGTAGCCTCGGGACTGTTGTTGCTGACCGTCGCTACGGTGAATGTGGTTCGACGGGATGGCCTGGTGTATCTCCAGCATCAGTTCAGCGGCACGTTTCTGGAAACGCTTCTCCGGTTCAGGCCCCCATTCCTTGTTGTTACACATCGTCATGTAAGCACTATACAGTTCCTCGGTTGTGATACAATCCGACGACATACTGCTACCCCGGACATGGTTAACAACAAAGTATCTAACACTGTCGCTTTCGCTCAACAGATTATCAATCATCCCGCGCTGCCTCTCGGTCACCGGGAACGGCCTGCCGGCCTGCATGACCCGGCACAGATCCTCCGCGCCCTCCAGGAACCAGTTCAATATCCCGCTGCCTTCCCGCTCAATCATCACGTCGTGATAGTTGGGGATCACCTTCTCCGGCTTGGGCTGGCTGAAGTCCAACAGCAGCAACCGTCTCGACCACGCTCCCAAATCTCCCTGCACGTTGACCTTGAGCCTACTATTGGCCGTCACAATGACGTTCCAGTCGCCCACCACGGCCTTGGCCCCTGACTTCCCCTTGAACTCCACGCTCAGCCTATCTCCGCCCGTCAGCGCCTTGAGCTGCTGGCTCTCCTCGCAGGACAGGAAGTCCGGCGGCACGTCGCTGCCGATCAGCAGTGTCCTATCGTGGAAGTTGGCCAGCTCGAACCGGCTGCCCAGGTGCGCGGTCCTCAGCTCGCTGCAGTTCTCATCGCCCACCAACCTCCGCACCAGCCCAGCCACCGTGCTCTTCCCGCCGCCGCCGGTCCCCGTCAGCAGCAGAATCACCTGCGGCCTGTTCCTCTGGAGCAGCGCCAGGCCGCCCCATCTCTGCAGCAGCATCTGGTCATCCTCCTCGGGCAGCGCATGATCCAGGAAGGCCTGCCACATCTCGCTGCTTGCCCCCTGGACATACCGCACCGGCGTCTGATTCCTCGACATCCACTCCGGCCCGAAGCCATGCATTTCGTAGGGCGCTGCCCGTAGATCCACCATAACATTGGAGCAGTGCACCACGCTGTCCGGCCTGGAGAACGGATTACGCTCCACCTGCAGCCTCCCGATGAGATCCACAACCTGATCCGCGAAGCTGGCTGTCAGCCTCGTCAGCAGCGCCGGCAGCCGCGGGTCCTCCGTCGAGGCCACCTGATCCAACAGAACGCGCCTGGCGGTCTCCAGGGCCTTCTGCGCCATCTCCTCGCGGCTCATGCTCATCCAGATCCCCCGGTCCTCTTTGTACCAGTAGTGCATCCCGGTCACCGCATCGAAGAGGAACCGTTCCTTGTGCGCCATGTAGGCCGCGAAGAAGGGAGCCTGCAGATTGCCCGTGCCGCTCCGGCCGAACGTCCAGGGCACGCCATGCTGCCGGATCAACTGCGCGATCTCATCCCGACTGCCCGGCGCCGGCCAGCCCTCGGGCCACCGGATCTGGCTGAACTCCAGCGCCACCGGCGGCCTGTCCACCAGCACGCTGTACTCGCACCCGCTCGGGTGCACGCCCTTGACCGTGCTCAGGTTCCCCGTACTCCGCCACTCATACAATGGCTTACCCAGCAACCGATCACCCACCTGTATCATCTCGGTCGTGCTGCGCTCCGCGCACGGCCCCGGGTACTTGCCCGTGATCCTCACGCCAATCTGTGCGCCCCTTTTCCCCTTCCACCTTGCCGACCCCTGCAGCACCGGGTTGACCTTCAGGAACGCCTCCAGACTCCCCTCATCGTCGAAGTCTATCGCACACAGCCCCCCAGAGAACTCCCCCAGTCTCACAGCCACGTTCCCGTGCTCGAGCATGACCCGGTACACATCCCTCTTCGTACTCTCCATGGTCTCCTGGGTGTACTTGACCATCGGTATCTTGGTCCCCGGGCTCTGCGGCACCAGGAACAGCGGCGTGCCCAGCCAGCCCTCGATCTCTTGCACAGTCATCATACCTCTTCACGCCTTTCAAACCGCAACGCCTCCTCGCTGATGAACCAGCCCTTCGGCCACTCGGTCAGGTAGATCCCGCCCAGTGTCCGCACCCGGCTCAGTGCCACGTAGGCCTGCCCGGGCTCCCGGGCCGCCCGTATATCAATCCTCGCGGCATCCAGGGTCAGTCCCTGCGCCCGGTGTATGGTCATCGCGTAGGCCAATCGGAGCGGGTATTGTTGGACGGTCACCCCCAGACTCTCAAAGAACCATTTGCGCCGACCCAATGAAATCTTCTCACCGCGGCTCTCGACCACGATATCCCCACCCCGAAACTCCACCACACGGCCCACTTGACCATTGTAGAAACCCTGCTCCGCATCATTAGCGGTGAACATGACCGCAGCACCGGGCTTCAACTGCAGCACCCGCGGCGTGCTCATGTTCTTGGTGGCGAACTCCACCGCCTGATCGACGCCTCTAACCTCTGAGTCAAATACAGCAATCGGGCCATCAATCGAGCTCAGCCGATAATTATTCCACTTATCAACCTGCACATTGTGCGTCATCAACCTGGTAATATGTTCAGGCGGGTTCATCCTGAGCGCACTCCGCAGCAGTTGGTTGTCCCGCGGCTTCATCTTGCCTACCCGGAACCCGCTCAACATCTCGATGAATGGCAGGTCATTCTGCCGCCGCACCGTCTCGAGCTTGATCGTCTTAAAGTCAGCCTCCTCCCAAGCCTGACTCAGGAACGCCCAGTCGTAGGGCTTACTCTGGTCGGTCCTGACGGGCGGCAACTGCAGGAAGTCGCCCAGGAAGATAACCTGTAACCCGCCGAAAGGCCTGCTGTCTTCTCTGATTCGCTTTACCCAGTAGTTCAGGAAGTCCAAGTGCCTTCCTGCCATCATGCTGATCTCGTCGACCACCAGCACCTCGGTGCTCCGCACCCGCTTGCGGGCTCCATGAATCGAAGGCTGCTCCTCCAGCCGCTCGGCAGCTTGCAGGAAGTCCTCGCCATCCTGCGGCCCCAACTGCATCCCGCACCACCGATGCACAGTGGTCCCGCCCACATTCAGTGCGGCAATGCCTGTCGGGGCTGTCACCGCTACGTCCATTGCTCCTGAATCCAAGAATTGCTTCAGCAGCGTGCTTTTGCCCGTACCAGCCTGGCCGGTCAGGAACACGTTCCCTCCGGTGGTGGCCCATACCATGAATCGGTCTTCCGGTGTCGGATCGAATTCGGCTTCTGCCGGCCAGGTGGTAGTCTCCATATCAGTAGGTCGGGATCAGGATGTCGGAGACCTGCTGCGTGAGTTGCACGTCGCGCAGGCAGTAGGCAATTGCTGCCTCGCGATCAGTCTTGAACAGCTCGTGGAAGTGCGCCCCGTTGCCGGCCTTGTCGCCCAGCCCGAGGTGCCTCGAGATCGCAGCCAGGCTGCCGTGCGCCCGGCTGTCGCCTAGCTGCCACACCTCGCGCAGGTCGACAATTAGGTCGGTCCAGTAGCGCCCATTGCGCATCCAGTAGGGCACCGTGAGCCGGTGCTTCCAGCTCCGCTTGAACAGGAACGGTAAATCAAACGGCTTCACATTGAATCCGATCATCTGCGGCTTGCGCTCGAAGCTGTCGAGGATTGCCCAGAACTGCATGAGCATGGCCTTCTCTCCATCCGCATCGGCACAGAGCACCGCGGGCTGCTCATGCTCGACACGGTATCCGATGGCCAGCACCTGTCCGCTCAGGGCATCCAGTGCTGCGTTCTTGATGTAGTCGCTGGCGTGGTTCTCCTCGGCCCGCTGGATCTTCTCCGCGATGATGTCCGGGTTCTTGATGTTGCCCAGCTTGACCAGCGAAGGGTCAAATGGGGGGATGACCAACTCCCCGGTGGGAAGCGGTCCAGTTTCGATGTCGAAGTAAATGCGTGGGTTTGCTGGCATAGTATGAAAAGTTTTGATGTGCGTTTGTCAGCGGATGCGCACCCCCCGCTTGTCCTTGAGTCCCCAGCAGCAACAGGCTGCCGGGAAAGTTATCAGATGTGCTTACCGCAATGCGGGCACAGCTTGGGCTGCTTGGGCCGTTTCAGAAGGACCGGCACTGCCAACCACTCGCAGATCTCGGAGTAGGACTTCCACCCGAAGCCAGTGACGGCATTGGGATGCAGGTGCCCGGACGTGTACAGTCTCAGGGCCTCGTCCTTATCCTTCACCGCCATGCGGTCCAGGATATTGAAGGTGCGCGTGGTAAAGGGCCAACCCCACTGCGCCTGGATGCCAGCCTTGATCCTGGCCGCCTGCGAGATCTGGCTGATGCGCTGCTTGGTCAGGCCCATGATCTCGCCGATCTGGGCAATCGTCTTGCCCTCGGCCCTCATCTGCATGACCTCGGGAATCAGGTGCGCCACCTTGATGTACTTCTTCTTGGGTGTGTTCATGGCTCAGTAAGGAAGGTCGTCCTGCTCCACCTTGACCTGCGCATCCTCGTCGGCTTTGAACTTGGCCTGGTACCACGTCAACCCGTTGATCAGGCGCTTGTCGTCCGCGGTCTGCTTGGCCTCTGCCCGGGCCTTGGGCAGCCAGTGCTCAATCAGGCTCGTGATGCTCTCCTCGGTCAGCTCCCGGAGCTCGATGCCCTTGTGCTTGCCGACGTGGACCTTGACCTTGGACGCATCGTCCGCCGGAGGCTGTCCACCGCCCGAGGTCTTGCGGAAGCTCGAGTCGCCCGTTGCCGGCGCTGCCTTGCCCTCGGCTCCATCCTTCGCAGGCCGGTCCTGCAGCCGCACCCACAGCCCGCTCGCTGGCAGCGGCTCGCCTGCCTTGTGCGCCATGATCAGCTTGATGTTCGCGTAGGTCTTGCTCCCGTCCGCGCTCTGCTCGTGCCCGATGACCAGGCTGGCCGGGCGCCCGATGAGGCTCTCCAGATCCAGACTCTTGTTCTCCTGGTCGGTCAACTTCCGGCCGAACCAGTCCTTGAGGAACTTGGTCAGCGCCGCCTTCTCATGCAGGCTCGGCACCATGGGCTTGGTGAACACCACCCAGGGCTGCACCGGGTCCCTGCTGTCGTCCTGCAGTTCGATCTCGAACGCGAACTTGAACTTCTGCTTCACGCCGTACTCGGTCTCGTACTCCTTCAACGGAGTCACGTCCACGCACACCGCCCGGCCCGAGAACTCGGGGCACGGCGCGAAGTCCTTCTTACCGCCTGTTGCACTGATTATCATACGTCTTACTTTATGTTGTTGTTGTTGTGTTGAATCGAGGCCTGCTTTTCGACCTCGGAAAGTTGCTGCGCCATGCGCTGGTACTGCGCCCAGTAGTCGGGCCAGGTTGCCTTGATTGCGGCCAGGTTCTCCTGGTCGGCCACGAGTGCCGCGGCACCCAGCTTGCGAACAAATGAACCGCCGTATTCCATCATTGCCTCGATTGTCTTACGGTCGGTCACTTTGATCCCTTTCGTTTGCGGGTAAAAAAGCTCGTGAACTCAACCTTAACCTTTCGGGCCGCTCGGTATGTTTCACCAGCTTCCTTCCTGGTAATACGATAGACGCCTGTGCCCTCCTGCAGTATTTGCCGAGCCAATTTCATTGTATAATAAAGTCGAAGTTGTTCTGCCAGGTGTCTGATAAACGGTTGTAGGTGTCGTTCTTGATGCGCCAGCTGCGCGGATCCCGGGTGGTCCCGCTGTGCCTGCACTTGATCCGCACGTCGATGTCCTTGATAGCGGTGTTGCGCAGGTGATGGTCGGGCGGTAGTTCGTGGAGTTTGGTGATCATGGTTTGCTTGCCTTTGCCTTGTCCCAGTCGGCGATGGTCTGGATGAGGTCATGGTACGATTCCTCGGTCCATTGCCTCTGGGTGCGGTAGGCGTAGACATGGGCGACCAGAGCGTTGCCATAGTCCTCCAGTCGTTTGATGTGTTGCTTCGCCTCCTCCAACTCCTTCCAAGTCTTCACTGCGTCGATGGTTCTCATTTCTTCGATGGTCATGGTTTCAGATCCCTGCATTGCTTGATGGCGTCGTCGATGGCTTTACGCATCATCGGCCATTCCTCTGGGTTGATGCTGACTTTACCATGGCCATCAGCAGATTGACTTACCTCGACGTACTCACCGCCGCCTTCATCGACGATCTCAATGTCGGTGCATTCCATGGAAAGCATGTGGTCGTCGGTAGGTGACAGCACCCATTTGATCGGTCGCAGTTTCATCTTCCCTCCAACCATTTCTCCAAGTCATGGAGTTCATCCACTTTGGCTTCGAGTTCTTTGATGCGGTCGTTGAGACGATTGAGTTCTCGCACGATGCCCCGTGGGCGGACGTCGCTAAGGAACTTACCTTCTGGAGTCTTGATGCTGAATCCGTTCAGTGGAGGCATTCGTCGCAACACGATGTGGGTGTAGCGTTTCACCGATTTACCTCCTTCAGTATGAAGTAAGCCGAACCAGCAATCACAAGTGCAAGCCACAGTTCTGGATGTCGCTTGTGGAACTCCAGTTCTTCTTTCATGTACCCCAACCATTCCTTGAATCTCACGGCTTCACCCCCTTCCCAATCTTAGCGTCGTCCCATCCTTGCAACAGGTTGTCCATTCTTGATGTTCTCATGCACGGTGATGGCGGATTGATGAAATCGTACATCCCATTGCCAGCCATCTTCAGCTTTTTGATCCGATCTTGCAGGTACTCGACCAGCTCCTTCAGCTCGTTCACATCGGATTGAAGCTCGCGGATCTTGGCGCACTGTGCGTCGGCAAACCATTGCTCCTTCATAATCCGAAGCACTTCTTTGGCTGCATCAGTAGCGGGTATGGATTCGTTGACCGTGAATCCACCATCCAGATCGACCCGCATGATCTGGGTGCTTGGATTCGATATCGGGTGGCTGTTGGTTGAAAAGTAGATTGGTTCGCTCATTTGCACTCCTTCCATTTGAATTGAGTCGGACCTCCGCCAGCGCATCTAACCCACTCGGCGTGTCCTGCTTTGACTGCTGCTTCCTGATCTATGTGCCGCGTCATTGAACCGCCCACCATGAATCCAATTACAAACACCACTGAGAGTATCATGCCGTTCGTCAGTGCGTCTGAGTAGAATGCGATTACGTTTCTCACGGCTTCACCTCCTTCTTTCTGCATTTATGGAAGAACGGGAACATGAATCGACCAATCCATCCTATCAGTTCTCCGCACTTCTGGCAGCAATAGCTTGGATACTTCATGGCAACGGCCCTCCATTCTCCCACAACAGCAGATCCGCTCGGAGAGCGTCGTTCTCCTGCTCTAGTTTGGTGATGCGCATATGCTGCTCCGCTAGTCGCTCCCCTGCTTCAGCGACTGCCGCGTTGGCCGCGCCGTCCTCGGATTGAATATCCTGAGACAATATCCGCATGGCCGCGATCAGTGTTTCGGTTGAGGTTCTCACGGCTTGGCCTCCTTGGCTTTATACCACTTTGCCTTTGCGTCTGCGCTCAACGCAACCCAGTCGCAATATTCCATTGAGTCTTCAGGCATCAACCATGCGTTCAGCATCGCATCCCCCGCCTCCTCCAGCCGCTTGATGCGCTCATTGGCCGCTGAAAGTTCGCGTTCCAGCCTCCTGCACAGCATACCCAGATCGGCCACGTTGTGCGGTGTTGAGTCTGATATTAGGGTGTCGCTCATTTACACTCCTTCCATTTGAACTGCGGTTTACCATTAGTGTCAGCCACCCACTCGGCATGGCCTTTGATGACGGCCTCTTGTTCTACTTTATCAATTCCTCCAACGAATCCAATTCGGTTTGAAGCAAAGAAAACGATTATAGCCAAAACAACTATTGGTATAATAACAGCAGGGTTGTCTTTCATTTCGCCTCCCTCGCTTTGAGCAATGCGTCTGTTGACCTAAACATTGCGAGTGTTGAATCGTTTACGTCGAAGTTTCTCGACTTCACAATCATCTCATCAAGCCAATCCGTTCCACTGTCTGGTACGCACAGTTTGATTGCTGCGTACTGGCGCAGGGTCATGCCGAAGTGGTCAGCATTGTTGCCTTCGGGATGATATCCCATCGGAAACGCCGGTCCTCCGTCATTCTGGATGTTCATTTCGTTTCCTTTCGCTTGAGGTATTCACTGACCGCTTCATCTGCCACAAACTGTAGCTTGTAGTCCTTCTTGGTTGCGTATTCCTTCAGCCTGCGATGTGTGTCCGCGCTGACGATAAATACTTTCTCGGCGGGTCTTTTAGCCTTGGTGCTCACTTGAAGCCCTCCAGTTTCTCAATGCGTTCCTGCATTTCACGGATCACGTCGCACAGGCCGATCAGTATCGTCCCGGTGCCTTCGACTCGGATTCCTGTTTTACTGGTGATCTCTGAACCGCGGCGCTCGGCATCCATTGCGATGGCTCGCCACGGGTCATTGATGAAGTTTGAGATCTTCACGCTCATTTCAATCCCTCCGAGATCATGGCGTGCTCCAGAATCAGCACAGCGTCCGCAGTCTTCAGTGTGATCAGTTGGCGGGGCTGGCGCTGCTGCGCGATCTGCTTGAGGTGGGCCTTCCATTTGGCCCCATGGGTCGCTTTGGTGCCGGCGCCAAGCGTCTTCTGCCAGCGCTGCGGCGGCACCTCGATCACCCGGGTCTTCGAGGCCGCAATCAGGCCGTGAAGGAAGCCGACGTTGTAGCC